AACCCCATCTTCTCGGCTATCTTCTTCTCAACTTCATCAAATATATCTACTGGATCACCTAGGTCAATATCCCGGTAGAACCCAGCAACCTGTAGCCTACGCAGGTCATTCTCAGTCTTACGCATAACGTGAGTTACACGGTTTGACGACTCCAAGCTAGACGCCCCGTAAGGAACAACGATGTCCTCAGCGGGTACAAACATAGCCACTTGGCGTTCTAGTGCTGGGTCGTAATATACTTTCTTGAAGGCATTACCAGCTAGTCCCAAGCCCCATAACATTCTTTCATGCTCAGGGCGGTACTCAGGCATTATCTCGGTTAACTGGTAGTTCATGTCATCCCGTACACGTTCCGCAGCTTCCCGTTTCTCTGGGGTATCCTCGCCTATGATCTCGGTCTTAACTGGACCAGCAGCGGGGAATGTCTCCATTATTGTCTCTGCTTGAAACTTAACCAATGCCTCACTTAGTAGTGGGTGGTGTACTCCACAAGCCCCGGGCCACGGCTCTGTACGATCTTCTAGCTTCATGCCCAGCAGATCAAGGCCATCTACGTAAGTCTGCATCCAGTCTTTTCTTGATGAGATGTCGTCATCAAAGTCGCCAATTAAGTCCCCAACTAGCTCAGACATCTCGCCTTCGCTTAGTACCTCGGCTAAGTTCTCGTTAAACTCTCCTTCCTCTGGATCTGCTTTTCCAAGTTCTATCTCAAGGCCATCCATGCTAATACGTACACCTTCTGGATCTTCGACCTCAATCTCAATATCCCCTTCTAGGTCATCTTGGGGTAGCCCTAGTGGTGCACGGTGTATCGCTTTATCTATTGTCATAGCATGTCCTTATTTAGTAGTACCCTTCAAACCTTCGCCTGAACTGCTTTGGCTCATCTTCCTCATCTAGCAGAGTCTTGATGTAGCCACCTTTACGGAACCGCATTAGCGCAAGGGACACAGAATCCACATAATCGTCATGTTCACCTGCAGGAAACGAAGCCACTTCATCTATTACTTCTTCCGCCCAGTTAGTATTAGGTGCCCATACCCTACCAGACGCAAATAAATCAGATACAGCGTTGAGTCTACTAATCTTATCATTGCCTTTAGTCGGCGTAAACTCTTGCACTGGGATGCCCATCGCCCTCATCTCGTATATCAGTGGAGCACCCGAGGCTTTCTTTTCAATAATGATACTATCTGGTTCCCACTCTTTATAATGTTCTATTGCTACTTTCTTAAGTCTTGGAAACTCCATCCTTTCTCGGAAGGCATTTAACAGTATAATGTTAGCTTGCATTATTCCTGCGTCATCTTCCTTGTAGAACACGCCCCAAGTAGTTAATGCTGAGTAATCTGCCCTCTGAGTCTTTTCAAACGCAGTATCCCAAGCCATTAGTGTGAATTCACACGACGGGGGGTCCTCTTTCTCCCAGAGTTTCCACCATTCCCTCTTAACTATCGCACTTGTCTCAGAAGTAGGGTTCTGCTGGTACTGAGCCATCCATTTTGAGTTGGGCAGCTCCCTTTTTAGGGCTTCAAGTTCTTCTAGGGGCCAAAATTCAGGCCATAGGGGTGAACCCGATTCCATAATAGCAGGAAACTCAATAACTTCCCACTCCTCCCCGCTTCTTTGTGCTGAAGATTTAAGCACTTGGCCTACAAGATCTCGTTTACTCCACCGAGTAGCTACAATAATTATAGATCCACCCGGTTGTAGACGTTGCCTTGGGCCCGATGTGTACCACTCGTAGGTCTTATCGTAGATTTCTGGGTTAACTTCAGCTAGTGCCGCCTCTTGTTCCGAGTGCGGGTCATCTATTATCAGCAAATCAGCGCCTTTACCCGTTACAGCACCCCCCACCCCGATAGCAAAGTAGTCTCCCCCTTGGTTTGTGGCCCACCGACCTGCTGCTTTAGAGTCAGTCTGCAGTGCAACCCCGGGGAATATCCTTGTATACTCATCTTTATCCACTAAGTTACGCACTTTACGCCCAAATCCTACCGCCAACTCAGCAGTATGGGACGTTTGGATGACTTTCTTATGGGGGTACTTGCCTAAAAACCACGCTGGAAGGAGATATGAGGCAAATTCTGACTTAGTATGGCGGGGTGGCATATTGATAATGAGCCGTTTTAGCTGCCCACTAGCCACTCTTTCAAACGCTGAGGCCATCTTTGCATGGTGCCGCCCTGAGATAAACGTAGGCCACACCTGATTAACAAACGCTATGAACTTCTCTTGGGCTAACTTCTTCTTCCGTAGTTCTTCTAACTTGTCTAACTCTGCTAATAGCCTTTCTTGTTCCGGTGCCGACAACATAGGCAGGATGCTAGGTATGTCTTTTAGTGTAACGCTGTCAAACAACTCAGTCATTAACTAGCTCCGTCATAAGCTCTGTTGGCTCTGGCTCAGGGATCTCAGCGATACCAAGTATGTCGTCTAGGTCTGCTCCAATAGGCACAACGTCAATTATATCGGCATTAAGAAGCCGTTTAACCCGTTCCTTGATTGCGTTCTCTAGTTCGCTTGGGTCCTTATAGTGTATGGTGATCTCGCTACGCTCTGTAAACAAACCTATATCACTATGCTTTCCTAACAGCTCAAGGGCCTTCAGTTCAAACTTGGTATCCCCGCAGTTAGCAATCTCCATTAGCTTATTAGTAATAGCACTTCGTGCGGAGACTACGTCCATTGCAAGTTGCTGCCCATACGTTCTTAGAAACGCGGCTGCGGCAAAAGCTGTATTTGGTGTATTTAGTGCGGAGACTTTCTTAGACTTTATTGCGGCTTCTAGCAAAGCCTTTTCCCTAACTGCATCCTCTCCGGAGACTTCTAGTTTTGCACCGAGGTCTACCTGCAGCTCAGCAGTGTTACCTGCAATAGCCATCTCCTCAGCAAAAGTCGCCCCTACCTCATCCGACGTATTGTAGGGCATCGGTACTGATGCTGTTGGTTCTAAGTTAACTATGGGCATGTAAGAAGTTGTTTAAGTGCACTCCAGTGTGCTGGAGTATATACAGCCCAACCTAAAAAGTAAATTAAAAAATATATAGGGAGTCAGGCCTATTGCGCCATAGCGCAATACCCGGTGGGGGGTACAAAACGAAAAAAGCCAAGGTCTTAAGCCTTGGCTGATTCGGCAACACATGGTTGCAAGTAAAAACGCCCGCTAGATGTTATTACTCCGATGAGTATATACAGCCCAACCTAAAAAGTAAATTAAAAAATATATAGGGGGTGGGGGGTAGCAAATGGAAACATGACCGGGGGGTGTTCTGGAGGGAGGATAGAGGGGGCTTGTGGATACTCTAGTAGGACGAGGTCTTAATTTGTAAAAAATGGAGATTTAATGTGCAAATTAGTAAGTAAAGGGGGCTGATGTAACTAGATCTAGATTTGGGGGGTTGGGGGTGGGTGGGTTTCAACCTATCCTAACATTGTTATGGGCTGGACAAAATAGCTATTTATTGTTTACATAGATTAGGTTTGGCTAGTATTTTGTGTTACATTATAGTTGTAACATCGCAAGACGGCAACGAACTCTGGCCGATATAACAGAGTTCAATACTTGGGAGTAAAGCATCATGGAAAACATCACAGTCACCAGCGTATCAGTAAACGATGACGTACTAGCTAACCATCGCAACGCCGTTGCCGCCGAACATGGCGAGGTTAAGGTTAGGTTGTATGGGGTTGAGCGTGCATACGCTTCCTGTCTGAATACTCATCTAGCCGCTGAATGGTACGAGGTTGAGCATAGTATGACTGGTGAAACTGCCAAACCAGTGCACGTTGAGAAGAAGGCGCTGTACGCGGTATTGAAAGCCGCCGGACATTCTAATCCTTCTGTAGTATGGGCAAGGGTGCGCGAGTATGGCAGGGAAGAGATACACGGCAAGGTTGAGAAGGTTGAGGGTGAGAGTGAAGGCGCTGGCGATCGTAATCGTAGTCCAGTGTTACGCAACCTCGAGGAACTACTTGCACTGTACAAGTTCAATGATCGCCTAGATGTTATACCTGCTAAAGTAGTTGAAGCTCAGAAGCACATTGTCCTAGCGTTAACCGCACTAGATCATAAGTTCATGTAAACCAACCTCCCCCCGAAAGGGGGGATTCTATAAAGGATATAAAATGAAGCCGATTACAGTATGGGAAAAATTCTATCCTGCTACTACGTTACACCCAGAACATTGGCAGTTTAATCATATTCAAGATGGGCATAAACAAGAATCCTACCTTTACGATCAGGATGAGATGGTTAACGAATACTTCAACGCACCGACCGCATTATCTTATACCCAATTTGCAGCATGGAAAAACGCAACATGGCGCGCGCACAATGCTCATCTAGATCGTAGTAACGTAGTACAAGGATACAACCCCTAACCTATTTCACTTCCACCTAGCCACCTTTCGAGGTGGCTTTTTTTGCGTCCAGATTTTTCCGCTACTTTTTAAGTATCCACATTGTGGCTACTCTGTTATCCATAGCCTAACATTGTTAGGGGCTGCCCAAAAAATTTTTTGGCGGGATGATAGTTCTCGGAGCAGTGGGAGCACTTAGGGGATTTGGGTATCAACATGGGGCAATCCTCATCAATGCCCCTAATCTGTCTGTGGCTGCGTTCAAATTAAAAACCTATGCTTTACTATGTCTGTTTTTGAGCAAATAAGACCTAACATTGTTAGGCTCTGCCCAAACTTAGTCTAGTTGGGATGATAGTTCTCGGAGCAGTGGGAGCACTTTGCGTGCTTTTGCAATGTTTCATTACGTGTAATGAAATGACACCCCCAAGACCCGCATGGATAGGCTTTGTGACAATGTTACGGTTTTTTTGAGGTATACCTAGGAAAAAAGAGTTAGGCAAGGCCTCCACGCAAAAGAAGAAAAGCAACACTGTCCAACCAAAAAGGTACCGCTCTATATATTTATTGAAACATTATAACATTACCTACTTTTACCCCCTCAACGCCTTATTCTACGGGATTCCTTTTGTAATGTTTTTTTTATCTCGCCTTTTTTATTTTCGTTACATATTACGTTGCAACACATTATACATTCCCCCAACCTACGACCCGGCGAACTAGAATGGCCTAACCACGTACATCGTCCCACACGTGCGGCTTGCCGCACTCACAGAATCTCACACAATGCCATTAGTCCTACCATAGACCAACTAACTTGACATGGCTACTTATTTGTGTTACAATATATATAGAATCGCGTTCAACACCAACTGATAGGTAATTGGGACATTTCGGACTTTTGACTTTGACCACCACCTAACAATGTTAGGCCACAAGGAGAAATAAGATGAGCAAATACGATGAGTTCTTCCCACGCCCCCCACGAAAGACATTCGAGCCTACACCGTGGCTGATTGTGATTTTGATCTTGATGGGCATTGTGCTGGTATCAGTAATCGACAACTGCGGGGTGGCATCATGACACCAGACAGAACTAGGGCAACGTACGCCAGACCACTAGCACCAGTCACTTTTAGAATCGCTACCATTACTCAAGTAGCACCAGAGACAAGGCGTAGACCTGCTGCTTATGCCATTCATTACTTTGTATTCAAGGGTAGAAGGAAGCGCACTGAGCATACCGTAGTATTAGGTGAGCCAGACATAGCCATTTTTAAGATGGGCATTGCAAGGATCGAGGAGGCATTGAAATGGGTGGAGCAGTAATAACTAAGGTGGCAATGGGTGAGGTGGAGAAGCAGTTCGGGTACAGAAGGTACATTGTGTACTACACGGGTGACTATCTGGCCTTTGACCCTGAGAAACAGATGCTTGCACTACAGAAGCACATGCTAAGGGTTGATGCAGTTGATGAGATGGATGCCGCAGTCAAGGGCATGGCTAAGCTAAGAAGTTTATATGGGGCTAACAATGTTAGGTTTGGATCAGAAGATGGAAGTAACGAGGATGCACAAGAGCAAGCCACAGAAAAGTAAACCGATAAGCAAACACAGGAGACCAAAATGACATTAAGAACTGTAGCAAGCGTAGTTGAAGAGTCAACGATATACATCCAAAAAGAAGATGGTGGGCACAGTGAGCCAATGAGGATTTACTTCAACGACAAAGAAGCGGAGAACTTCATGGTAACGGGTGAACACTCGGGGGAGGACTATATCGTTGAGTACAGCACGGTAAACCTAGCAGAAGATTTGTTCTACAAACTCGTGCAAGTAAACACCAACAAGGAGACAAAATGAGTAATAAGAAACGGAAGGCTAAGATAAGGCGGCTAGGGCATATGCTTGACTACCTAGAGGTGAAAATTGCTAGGCACGAAGATATGCTTACTAAACACTGGGCTACGTTAGATCTTCATTCGGGGTTGCTGTCACTTAAGCCCATTCAACAAAAGGAGAACTAAAATGAGCTGGGGCAACAACAACCGAACTGACGTATATTCAACAAGGATAAAGACCTACGAGGAAGCACTTGCACATGAGGCATCAGTCAAGCCGATACGTGGCAAGACTATCAAGCCACTGCATAGACGTAGGGATACTCACTTAACCATAAGGAAACAGACTGGGTTCAACTTCGAGGGGGAGGAGGTTGTTATCAAGATGTACGAGACAGACATAGTTAAGTACCGTCCCAATGGTGACATATACGTAAACATTGACGGGTGGGTAAGCATGACTACATGCCAAGTGCTGACTGACATACTAGGTGCTGACTTCCACAAGTACAACAACAGGATGTGGGTGAGGTGCGACATTCCAGAGAGTTACACGCCACATGCACTGCCAATAGATGCCCACGCGCCCAACATATTTAGGGTGAACATGAGTAACACACTGGAGTTCCAGAACTACAAGTATCCAGTTGTGCATACCTTAAGTAGGCAAGCGGCTAACATTGTTAGGAAGCAGTACAAGTCGTTCCGGCAATACCTGACTAATAACTTCAAGCTGCGTAGTGATAACGGGGTTACTTGTACCTTCGAGGTTAACGAGTTCGTACATGCGTTTGAGATTGATGATGTATACGGTATGCCTAGACTACCTAATGTTCAAGTAGTGGGAAACAAGTGGACTAGCCCGAAGGCTATTGCCCATTACATGGCGTTAATACAGAGCCATGACACTGAGGACTTCTACAAGGCAGTGCTTACTACGGTGGGTGGCAACAGACATGCCGTGACATTGAAACAGCTACTGAAGATACTCGATGACTGCATACTCTACCATCACAGGGACACGGTGTTTGTGGAAAAGCAAGTAACTACAGGGGCTTGGGCTAAGGACAACTACCTACGCTTCATAGGGTAGTGCGCCACGCCGCATTATGTTTTCGTGGGGTGATAGACCAACTAACTTGACATAGCCACTATAATGTGTTACAATATACGTGTAAGTGGAGTTGTAAGTGTAGGGTGCGAAGGGTGGAACCCATTTTGGTAAAAGGGTGATACCCCAACGTAAGAGAACCGGCACGGTAAGACCTAACATTGTTAGGTGTAGTAGAGAAGATGTAACTAACCCAATTTCGGGTTCAAGACGTACCTTAACTAGGAGACACAAATGGCTGAGATCAACTTTGGCAACACAGTATCACTGAAGCAAGCAGCAAGTATCATCATGTCCACACCAATGAACCGCTACCTGTTACAAGGAGAACCCGGAATTGGCAAGAGTAGTTTACTCAAGGTTATCGGTGAGCAGCTACCAACCCATGAGGTTGCCTATATAGATGTGCCCAACATGGACTTAGGTGATATAGCTATGCCTGTCATAGACCATGATAACAAAGTTACCCGCTACTACCCGAACAGTCGCTTCAAGATACATCTGGGTAAGCCAGTAGCCATAATGCTAGACGAGTATCCCAAAGGTGCTGAGCCTATCAAGAACATGCTTCACCCTATGCTAGAAGTAGCTAACCCACGGCTAGGGGATATACCCATGCACCCTGATTCTATTGTGTTCCTAACAGGTAATCTATCCAGTGATGGAGTAGGTGATTCTCTCAAGGCGCATAGTAGGAATAGGATTATCCCGTTAACAGTGCGTAAGCCTGATGCTGACGAGTGGCTAGAGTGGGCTGTCAATAACAACATAGAGCCAGTAGTTATGGCGTGGGTCAAGCAGTTCCCACATGCTATGGCATCCTACACTGATGGTACGCAGTCT